CGTGGTCTAAGGCGATATCAGACCTCGACTTTCTAGACGAGAAGGCAAAGAAGCCACCCCTATACAAAATGTTTACGAACACACAATCGGACGCTTTGGATATTTGGTCAAAGAAACAAAAACTAAAAGAAATGCGCGAGGAGTTACGCGCTCACATCAGCTGGACTTACGGCCCCTCTGCTTGGGACGAGATCGTAAAGATAGAAGCTGATCAACGTAAAGCCCAGAGAGAGGCTGTCTATGCCAAGCAAGAGCAAATTGACAAGATAATAAACTCTGCCATAGTCTCTGTTATAGTTATAGCAGCCATTAGTACTGCAGGAGGTATAATATGGTATATAGGGGCAGCACAAGGAAAGTGGTAATGATACAGAGAAAAAACAAGTATGTAGTGTATGATGATAAGGGTTATGTAGTCATCATGTCAAGGATGAAAGACATATGCAGGTCACATGCATACTTAACAAAGGAGATATTACCAAATGGCATACGGAAAAAAGATAACAAAACCATCAAAAACAAAGGCAACTCCAAAGGGCTTCCACAGAATGCCTAATGGCAAGCTTATGAAGGGCGCTGTACATAAAGGGCGCAAGAAGTAATGACAAATATTAGTTTACATGAGAAACAGTCGGAAGTTATTAGAGATCTATTTGTTGAGCATACATGTCGTTATGCAGTAGTAAATGCTAGCCGTGGGTTTGGTAAGTCTTACCTAGCCGCCACTGCAGCAATACTAGCAGTACAAGAGCTTATGGAGTTAGGAGACGATATACCTAATAAGAATGTTGCGTTGATTGCCCCTACCTACTCACAGGCAGTAGATATCTATTATCCCCTGATTGCATGGCAACTAGGCATGGAAGACTTTGCAGACAAGGCGTCTAAGGCCGCTGGTCAGTTTTGGTTTCCAGGAAATGTTCAACTTAAGCTATGGTCTTATGAGGCCTCCCAACGTATGCGTGGTACTGGACAGTACTTCGTAGTAGCCGATGAGGTTACGTCTTGGAAGGGCGCTGGTATGAATCTCAAGGAGTCTTGGGAGTCTATCATACAGCCCTGTGTAAGTACACGTTGGTCTCCTAAGAACGCTAAGAAGATTGGCTCACTTGCTGGTAGAGCCTTAATTATCAGCACCCCTAGAGGTTACGATTATTTCTATGAGATGTATAACAGACAAGATTCTGATGATAGCTGGAAAAGCTATACCTACACCTATCACGACTCCCCCTTCTTGGATGAAGAGGAGATTAATAGAGTCAAGTTAACCCTAGACCCTCTTAAGTTCGCCAGAGAGTATACTGCAAGCTTCGAAGACTCTGGTAATAATGTATTCTATACATTTGATAGGAAAGAACATATTAGTAAAGAACTCCCCTACTTTGACGCTGGTGAAGACGTTCATGTGGCTATCGACTTTAACGTTGGTATTATGGCCTCAGTAATCTTTGCTGTTAGAGGGAACCAGATACACATCTTAGATGAGATGCAAGGACACCCTGACACAGAGACCCTAGCGATAGCTCTTAAGGAGCGTTTCAAAGGGCATAGGATAATCTCTTACCCTGACCCTAGTGGTCGTGCAAGAAAGTCCTCTGCTGCAGTAGGAACAACAGACTTTAGCATTCTCCAAGGGAATGGTATAGTAACAAGAGCGCATAACAAGGCCCCGCCTATTATCGACTCTGTTGCAGCTGTTAATAAGAAGTTCAAGAACGCCGCTGGTGACGTGGACATGTATATCCACCCCAAGTGTTCTAACACCATCAAATCCTTAGAGCGTACTCAGTGGGTTGAGAGTAACCCCGACAGTGCTACCATCGACAAAAAAGAGGGAGTAGAGCATTGGACAGACGGTCTCCGCTATGCAGTGGAATACCTGTTCCCTATACGCTCTGGTTCAAAAGTAACAACAAGGGGCTTTGGCTTCTAAAGACAAGGAATAAAGAATATGGCAGGACTAGAAAAGAAATACAAGAAAAAAGCCAAAAGGGCTGGGCAAAGAGCAGCGTCAAAATCCTTTTTTGGAAAAGGTGAAACCATGGGTAAGTCCCAGAGAGATGGCAAAAAAGCTGTGGTTGCCTCTGAACGAAAGAGCGCTATTAAACAAACACTAAAGAATACTGTTAAGAAAAGTTTTAAGGCAGGGGCTTCTAGGGGTGCGGCCACGACTGCTCGCACTGGTCAGAACTCGATTACTTTTACAAGACGTAAGAACCTCATTGGTAAAGTAGCAGGTTCAGTGGGGAAAGTCTATAAAATGACAGCCAAACACAAAGCAGCTATTTCTAAAGCACTAAAAGGTAAGAAAAGGTCTTAACATGGCACACACAAGAAAACACAAGAAGGCCCAAAAAACCCGTAAAAAAGAAAACAGCGCAGCTAAGGGGATGGGCGTAGCAGCAGGAGCCGCCGTTGGCGCTTTAGCTGGTGGCACTGTAGGGGCTAAGCTTTCGGGCATAGGTCGCAAAAAAGGCTCTACAAAGAGGGCTAGAAAGAAAGTTAGAGGCGCTGCTATCGGGGGCGCTATAGGCGCGGGAATAGGTATGGCAGCGGGTGCAGGTATTGGTCGTGGTACTCTAGCCGTTTCTCGTGGCATAAAGAAGGCCAAGGGAGCTTACAAGATGACTGCTGCTAGGAAACAGGCACTAATGAAGGCTGTTAAGGCTTCTGCTGCCAAACGTAAAGGTAAGAAGAGGTAATAATGCTCTTAATTCCAATGCCCTTGATATGTTACCTATTGATGCTTCCTATCCTAGTAATAATGTCATCCTTGGGCTACGGCTTAAACTTAATCAACCCTATGTATATATGGTTTTTATGTATGAGCGTATATACGACCTTATATACCTATTTAAAAAGAAAAGAAATAGTTAAATTTTTTATAAACAAGTCTTAAGCAGGGGTCACCTATGGGTGGCCTCTAGCCTACCACCCCAACAACAACTTTTGTTACCCATCCGAGGATCGGTAGAGAGGACATAGAATGCCACGTTCAAAAATTACTTCTAAGTCTACGGACTTAATCACCGATGATGGAAGCATTATTGCTTCTGTTGTAAAGGGTGAACAACTAAGGATTTCCTTAACAGCTTCTTGGCTGACTAACCTAACAGGTTACACCGTCTTGGCAAAGGTAGTAGAGGCCGACAACGTACAGGACTCAGGGGCTATCCCTGCTACTGCACGAGTAACTCCTGTTGTAACAACCCTGCCTATTATTGATACAACAGTAACAGATAACCAGTTTGACCTAGTCATCCCAGCAACACTTTGCGACTCTTGGAATACCTTTCCTGCGCCTGATAAGCCTATCTATGGTTTCATCGATGTGGAGATAGCGGATACAGGAGTAGGCAACCTACAACAGATCTGGAAGCCTCTACGTGGCGTAGTAGAAATTCGTTACTCACCTACGGAGATCTCATAACATGACCGCTTCTTACACCCTACAAACAAGTGTTAATGACTTGACTGTCAGCCTGTCTAGGACAGGTGGACAAGGTACTCAAGGTAACTCTATTAGCAGTGTTGCTATAAACAGTGACAATGACCTAATCATAACAATCTCAACAGCCGCTGGAGCTGTAGTCTCCACTACTAACGTTGGTGGCTCTGCTTACTATAACCTTTTGTTAGCCGCACAGACGGCAGCAGAACTAGCTGAGACTAACGCCGAAACCGCACAAACAGCTGCAGAAGCAGCCTTAGACAGTTTCGATGATCGTTATCTTGGCCTTAAGTCTACAGCCCCTACAGTTGACAACGATGGTGACGCTCTGGCGACAGGCGCTCTGTACTTTGACTCTGCTACCTCTCAGTTAGGTATTTGGAATGGCTCCTCTTGGGAGTACCCTTCTGCAGAAGCTAGTACGTTTGCTAGTAACGCACAGACCTCCGCAACCAACGCGGGTAACTCTGCAACAGCGGCGTTAGCAAGTAAGAACGCAGCAGCTACCTCTGAAACTAATGCTGCAGGCAGCTCTACTAGTGCAAGTGGCTCTGCCTCAACCGCTAGTACCCACGCTACTAACGCGCAGGGTTCTGCCTCAACAGCAGTGGCTCAGGCAAGCATAGCAACAACAAAGGCGGGAGAGGCCTTAGCCTCAGCTAACAACTCTGCAACTTCTGCTACGGCTTCTGCAGGAAGCGCTAGTACTGCAAACACAGAAGCAGGCATAGCAGATGCCAAGGCAACGATTGCGGTTAACGCAGCAGCAGCCGCCTTAGCAAGTAAGAACGCGGCTACTATCTCTGAGAATAACACAGCAGGATCTAGGTTAGACGCTTTCAACTACTCACAAGCTGCTTTAGCTTCTAAGAATACTGCTGCTGTTGAAGCTGCAGCTGCCTTAGTCTCTAAGAACACTGCTATTGCTCAGGCTGCAACCGCTACCACTAGAGCAACGCAGGCCGCGTCCAGTGCCACTACTGCTGCAAGCCACTTGGCCTCTGTGACAACCATCTTTGATAACTTTGATGATCGTTACCTAGGCTCTAAGACCTCAAACCCTACCGTTGACAACGATGGGGACGCTTTATCAACGGGCGTTATTTACTGGAACTCTACAACATCAAAGCTATACTTTTGGACGGGTGCCGCTTGGGAGGCCCCTAGTGGAGCAGCCGCAACGAGTGCCACCACTGCTACTACTAAAGCTGCAGAAGCAGCTGCTAGTGCAGCCGCCGCGTTAGTTTCTGAAAACAATGCAGAAACAGCTGAAACAAACGTAACAGCAGACTTAGTGTTGACCAACGCTGATGTTGTCCTTACTCATGCTGATGTGGTTCTTACTCACGCAGACGTAGTCTTGACTAACGCAGATGTCGTTACGGCAACAGCACAGGCAACTAGTGCTACTAACTCAGCAACAACAGCAACAACAAAAGCAAGCGAGGCCGCAGCGAGTGCTGCAGCAGCAGAGAGCACAGCTCTTGCGCTTTCAATCGCGTTAGGATAACATAATGGCAAATATTTTTAAAAACTACACTAGTGCTTCTGTTGGTACAGGCGCAACAACAGTCTACACCGTTCCTTCCGCTACAACTTCTGTTGTGATTGGCTGTAACCTTGCAAACAGGACAGGCTCACAGATTAGAGCAGACGTTCAGGTGGCAGGAGTGTACCTTATTAAGGGCG